CGGCGAGTTCCTGGCCGCCTGCACGCGCTTCGCCCGCCTCTATCCGCAGGCGGTGCTGGCGATGCCGGCGCCGGAACTCGCCGTCGATCCGAATGCCCGCGCCCATCACGTCCGCTCGACGGTGCTTGAGGCCCGCAAGCGGATGATCACCACCGCGAAACTCACCCTGCGCACCGCCTCGATCGCCGCCGATCCCTCTGACGCCGACCTCTTCGAAACCCGCCAAGACGAGAGACAGACCGCATGAGCGAGATGATCGCCATCGCCAAGATCGATGCCAGCAACCGGCTGCGCACGCTCGATCCGAACTGGGTCGACACGCTGGCCGAGGATTTCGTCGTCGAGGGGCACATGACGCCGATCGAAGTGGTAGCGATCCGCGACGGCTACCGACTGGTCTTCGGCGGTCACCGGCTCGCCGCCGCGACGAAGCTCGGCTGGACGGAGATCAAGGCCGACGTCCAAACGCTCGATGCGTTCCTGGACGAATCCCGGATGCGACTGCGCGAGATCAAGGAGAACGTCCTGTCGCGCGGGCTCTCGACGCTCGACCGGGCCGTCAATCTCGCCGAATGGAAGGCCATCTACGAGGCGGCGAACCGCACTGCGGGGCATGGCGGCAAGCGGCGATCGGCGGCAGCCGAGATCAAATGGCAAGATTTTGCCACTCGATTTTCCACGGCCGCCGCCAACGCTCTCGACATCTCCGAGCGGTCTGTCCGACTCGCCGTCCAGATCGCGTCTGGAATCGACAAGACGATCCGCGACCGGATCGCGCTGCACCCGATCGCCGACAATCAGAGCGAACTGCAGCAGCTTGCCCAGGAGCCGCCGGCGCGACAGGCGTCTATCGTCGGGGTGCTTTTGTCCGATCCGCCGCAGGCGGGAACGGTCGGCGAGGCCATCGCGGTCATCGACCGGGTGCCGCGTCCCCGCGCGGTGCCTGCCTATGAAAAGCTGTCGGAGAAGTTCGGCAGGCTGAAGGACAAGGATCAGAGGGCGTTTTTCGCGCTGCATCGCGACGCGATCGAAGCCTGGCTGGCGGAGGCCCGCTGATGTCCGGGCGCCGCGATCTCGGAACGATGAACCTGTTCGACTGGCAGCCGCCCGAGGTGGCGGTCGGCTATGACGACGGCGTCGCGGGCCGCGGCGCGCTCGACCACAAGATCGCGCGACTGCTCGCCCGCGCGCTGCGCGACGCCAAGGACAGCGGTCTGCCGCGCGCCGAGATCGCCAAGCGGATGGCGGTGGAGCTCGGCCGGCCGCTGCCGGTGACGACACTCGACAAATGGACGTCGGAATCGGCCGAGGGCCATCGGATCACGCTCGACGCCTTCATCGCCCTGATCAAGGTGACGGACCAGTCCGACCTGCTCGGCTTCGTCCCCTCGCTGTTCGGCTTCGCGGTGGTGCCGGAGCGGTTCGTCGAGCTGATCGAGCTGCATCAGATCGAGGAACACGAACGCGAGATCGCCGCGCGCAAGGCGGCGCTGCAGGCGCGGGTCAGGGGGCGGCGATGAAGGTCTCGCTGCCATCGCAAATCGCCGCCGTCCAGCGCGAGATCGCTCAGCGGGACAAGGTCTATCCGCGGCTGGTCTCCAAGGGGACCATGCGGCAGTCGGAGGCGGAGATGCACATCGCGCATATGCAGGCGGTGCTGACGACATTGCTCTGGCTGCAGGCCAACGAGTCCGACGTGCGGGCCTTCATCGCGGCCCGGCGGCAGACCCAGGACGGGGGGCGGTCATGAAGGACTGGCTGACCGCCCGCGAGATCGCTGCCGAAGCGCTACCGGACATTCCCGCGACAAAGCGCGGTGTCAACGATTTTGCCGAGCGAGAGGGCTGGAATGCTCATCCGAGCTTCGCGCGCCCCAGGGCTGGCCGCGGCGGCGGCCTGGAATATCACTACCGCATCCTGCCGACGCTGGCGCAGGTCGCCTATCAGCAGCGACACATGCGGATTGGCATCGTGGATCTACCACCCGCCGCTAACGATGAAAGTTCTTCTCCCGCCACAACGGACCCCGTCTCCGACCGGGCGGCCCTGGAGCGCGACGCCCGGCTGGCGATCGTCAAGCAGTTCGAGCAGTTCCGGGGCGGCCTGACGCTCGGCCAGATGTCGGCCCTGCAGGTGTTTACCGACAAATACAACGCCCGCACGCTGCACATCGCGGACTGGGTGCTGCCGGTCGTGCCACGGCTGACCAAGCCGACGCTGCTCCGCTGGCTGCGCAAGAAGAAGGCCGGCGCGTCGCTCGCGGTCGACCGCGCCAAGGCCCGCAAGGGAACCGGCGTGCTCGACACGGCCAATGGAGGAGCGGTCAAAGCCTTCATCCTGATGCTGATCGCCTACAAGCCGCATCTGGCTGTCGAGGAAATCCGCCGGCAGGTGCGCGGGAAGTTCGGCGACACGCTCGACCTCACTTCAAAGGCCGTTGCAACCACCGTCGACGTGCCGCCGGTCCGCACGTTCCAGCACTTTCTTAAGGGCCTGAAGCAGGCGCACAAGGCCGAGCTCCTGAAGCTTACGAATCCGGATGCGTTCCGCTCGACGATGGCGCTGTCGGGCACCGGCTCGCTCGCGCATGTCACCGAGCCGAACCAGCTCTGGCAGATCGATGCCTCGCCGGTCGACGCGCTCTGCACCGATGGCCGCCATTCGGTCTATGCCTGCATCGATATCGCCACGCGCCGGACGATCTATTATCTCTCGAAAACCCCGACCGCCGAGGCGGTCGGCCTTTTGATCCGTCGGGCGATCCTCGAGTGGGGCGTTCCCGACGAGATCAAGTGCGACAACGGCTCGGATTTCGTGGCGGTGGCGACACGGCGCCTCTGCGCCTCGCTGGATATCGCTCTCAATCCCTCCGACGCCTACAGCCCAGAGCAGAAGGGTTTCGTCGAGCGGGTCATCAAGACCTTCCAGCACGGCCCGATCGAGCTGGTGCCCGGCTATATCGGCCATTCGGTCGCCGACCGCAAAGCCATCGAAAACCGCAAGAGCTTCGCCATCCGCCGCCAGGAGGACGACGCCGCGGTGTTCGACGTGTCGCTCTCGGGGGCCGAACTGCAGTCGATCTGCGACCGCTGGGCGGAAACGCTCTATCAGCACCGCCCGCATGGCGGGTTGAAAGGCCGCACGCCGTTCCAGGTCGCGGCGGCCAGCACGCACACAATCCGCCGGGTCGACGAACGGGCGCTGGACATCCTGCTGGCGCCGGTCGCCGGCAAGGACGGTCTGCGCACGGTCACCAAATTCGGCATCCGGATCGAGAACTTCCACTACATCCACGAGACGATCCTGCCGGGCCGGCAGGTGTTCGTGCGGCGCGATCCGAAGGACATCGGCTGCATCATCGTCTTCGACCCGGCCGATGGGCGATTCCTCGGCGAAGCGGTCTGCGCGGAACTGGCCGGCATCGATCCGAAGACGTGGCTGAAGGCCAAGAAGGAACTGCGCTCGGAGTATCTCAGCGAGCGGCTCAAGGACATCCGCGCCGGGATGCGCCAGATTGCCAGCGGCCCGGCGCTGCACGAGCGCGCCCTGGACGTCGCGGCCCGCGACCTGCCGAACGTCGTCGCCCTGCCGAAACCCGAGACCCCCCATTCCACCGCCGACATCCGCGCCGCGATCGACGCCGCCGATGCGGCGACGCCAAAGCCCGCGCCCCCGCTCACCGGACGGGCGGCGGAGGTGCACGCGCAACTGAAACGGGAAGCGGCGGGGCTCCAGCAGGAGCCGGCGCCGCGGTCGAACGTCACCCAGCTGCAGACCCGCGAAACCCGCTGGCGGCGCGCGCTGGCGATCGAGGCGGCCATTGCCGCCAGCGAGGACGTGCCGGTCGAGGACGCCCTGTGGCTCGGCGGCTACCGCGACGATCCGGAATACAGGGTGATGAAACAGATGAGCGCCGAGCACGGCCAGACGATGCGGTTCTGACCGAAACCCAAAAAAGAGCCCCGGCGAACCGGGGCCCAATCAATCCAAGCGGAGACGAGGATGAACATGAACGTAACAAACGTCAACCGGTCGACGGCGCCCCTGAAGAACGTGGTGGCCATGATGGTGCTGGTCGAGGCAATGCGGAGCCGCGATCAGCATTCGTCGAGCCTTGCCCTGTTCACCGGCCCGTCCGGTTACGGCAAGAGCTTCGCGGCACGCTATGCCCAGAACAAGACCCAAGCCATCTATGTCGAGGTCAAGTTCGGCTGGACGCGCAAGATCTTCCTGGCGGCGCTGCTGATCGAGCTCGGCGAGAACAGTCCCCGCGGCACCTGCGGCGACATGTATCTGGAGATCGTCAAGCGGCTCGGCGGCGATCCGACCCGCCCCCTGATCATCGACGAGGCGGATTACCTGCTTTCCAAGGGTCTGGTCGAATACGCCCGCGACTTCGGCGACTCCGCCGGCGTGCCGGTCATCCTGATCGGCGAGGAGAAGCTGCCGACGAAACTCAAGGCCATCGAGAAGGTCGACAACCGCGTCCTGGAGCGCGTGCTCGCCGTTCGCTGCGACCTGGAAGACGGCCGCACGCTCGCCAGCCTGCTCTGCCCCAAGCTGACGCTCACCGACGCGTTGCTCGAACTCCTGGTCGAGAAGACGGCCGGACGCACCCAGCGCCTGGTCAATACGCTCAACGACGTCCGCAAATTCGCCCGCCGCGCCGGTGTCGAGGAACTGGACGTGTCGACCTATGAGGGTCCGATCGACACGGCCGCCGTGCCGATGAGGGCGGGCCGATGAGCGCGATCCTCGAATTCAGGACGGCGCCGGGCAAGCCGGTGCTGCGCGGCCACGCCTTCTTCTGGAGCGTCATCCGCGAACTCGGCGCGAACGGCGGATCGGTCTCGGTCCATGCCGTCCTGCAGCGGACCAACCGGACGGAGCGCTCGACCGTCGCGGATTATTTCCGCCGGCTCAGCGCGGCCGGCATCCTCGCGGATACGGGCGAGCGCGAGACGATCGGGAAAGGTGCCGAAACGCCGCTCTACCGGCTGGTGAAGACGCCGCTGGCGACGCCGCGACTCAACCGGGACGGAACGCCGGCGAGCCAAGGCCGCGGCCAGCAGCAGATGTGGAACGTCCTGCGCGGCCCGGAAAGCCGGGCCGGGATTTCGGCCGAGGATCTGGCGCTGCGCGCCGCCACGGACGAGATCAGCGTCACGGTGGCGACCGCCAAGGCGTTCCTGAAGCGGCTGAACGGCGCCGGCTATCTCGCCCCGGTTCGCCATGGCCTGTGGAAGCTGAAGCCGGCGATGAACAGCGGCCCGCTGCCGCCGCTGATCCTCCGGTCGAAGATCGTCTTCGACCAGAACACCCGGACCGCCGCCGCGCCGGTTACGGCCGAGGAGGATCGGCCGTGAGCCAGCTTTCCAAGGCCCGCGAAAGATGGACGCCGACTCCGGACTGGATCGAGGAACTGGCCGATCTGGCCGACCGCGAAGGCCTGAAGGGCGCGGAAAAACGGATCGGCTACGCCGGCTCGACGATCAGCCAGGTGCTGTCGAACAATTACAACGGCGTCCTCGCCAAGGTCGAGCAACGGGTGCGCGGCGCCCTGATGGGCGCGACCGTGATCTGCCCGGTGCTCGACGAGATGCGCCGCGACGTCTGCCTCGACTGGCAGGGCAAGCCGTTCGCC